TCTAGATTGTTTATCATATAGTGATATCCGATATCTCTCCAACCATTCTGCACAACGTGCCATTTGTATATATCTTCACGTGTGGTGGTTGCACGTGGTGATGCAGAATGATGGATATATATTTTATTTATCTTTCTCTTTCCCTTTGGCATTTCCAAATTCCTTATCAAGTTGTTGTTTGATTTCATCATTCTCTGGTCTATTGACCATGAAAACTCTCTTTTCAAGTGGTGCATATATATTCACACCAAGTGCAGCTGCACCACGTTCCACAATGTATTCCACAGGAACATGCATCTTTTCAGATATGAATGTACACAGTTTCAGAAACTGCCTTGCATCTGGTAACTTGCGATTGTTGCAGAACATAATGATAAGTTCTTTGGATTCGTCAATACCTTTTGCAACATCTACCTGTGTCAGTTTCAGTTCTGCCATCACAGTAAATAACCATCTTGAAAATCCCAACTCTGGATTGGCCATAAATCACTTCTTGCTATTTTGTTGTTTGTGCCATTGGAATGCTTCCCATGCATCTTTGAACTTTGGTGCGCCTTGTGGAGCATTGGCAGTTCCAGTGCTTGTTTTGGCCAATGTGTCTTTGCGTTGTTGTTTTACTTTGGATGCTTCTTCCTGGAGCTGTTTGGCTTTGGTGGTTTCCACTTTGGCTTTCACAATGTAGTATGCATCTTCCAAAGATAGTTCGGGCCTATCTGTAAGAAGTTGTGCAACAGGAAGTCTAATATCATCACTCGTCAAGTCTGGATGTTCGGACTTGAATCGTTGCAACTCCATTTGTCTTTTCTCTGCATAAATTTGTTCTTGTGCTGGCTTCATCATTTCTTGCAACATCAAAGAAGCCTGTCGTTTGATCTCTGCTTTCATTCCATCTTCGGTGTATATATCGTGTTCTTCTTCTGTTGCATACTGTTGAATTTGTTGCAACATTGGATTGTTCACAGTGCGTTCTTTGGTGGCAAACAGTTCTTGTTTCATTTGTTCAAGTTCTTTGCGTTGTTCTGCAAGTTCTTGTGTTTTGCGTGTATAGGATGAACGCATATTGGCCAAGTGTTTGCGTACATCACCAGGAACATTCTTTACCCACTCGTGTAGTGGTTTCATTCCTTTGTGGTTTTCTTCTTTGAACTCTGGAAATAGTTCTTCATCGATTGCCAATAAATCATCGATAGTCAATGGTTCGGTGGATTCTGCTGCTGCTTCTTCTACTACTTCTTCTACATTTTCAACAGTTCCATTTGGAGTATTGTTTTCATTCATATATCACCTTGTGTTATTTGCCAGTGTTCTTTGGAGCATCTGGATTTGTTGTTGCTTTGTTCTTGGGCCATAAATTTCTGCACGCCCAATATGATGCAGTTAGTTTGCTTTTCTTATCGTCACAATGGTGTCTTGCACGGAAAGAACGTTTGGCAGAATCAGAATAGTTATGCTTGTAACCTTTGGCGCCAAAGTGAATAAGTTTCTCTTGGCCACCTTCACATGCTTTTACCATCTTCTTCTTTCCAGGTCTGTCACTTGGAACAGGTTTGTTGCATTGCATTCTATCCTTATCTGCCATCTTTCTTTCTCCATTGTTGGATATAGTACCATTCGTTATAGTTGCTCATTTCTTTTTACACTGTGTGCAAGTATGCTTTTTTGGTTTGGCTTTACGTGCAACATTCAGTGCAATGGCAACAGCTTGCTTTTGTGGCTTGCCGTGTTTCATTTCAGTTTTGATATTCTTGGCAATAGTCTTTTTGCCGTATCCTTTCTGTAGTGGCATTATGATTTCCTTGTAAGTGGAGTTGCACGCATACCTTGCGATTTGCGTGCAATGTTAGTTTGTCTTTGTGTTTTGGTAAGTGAACTTGCAGTGCGTGGTGTTTTGGATGATACACGTTTGGTTGGTCTACAGTATTCTGTCGCACCACCAGCACCACATGGTTTGCCTGTCTTGGTATCTTTCCACTTTTCCTTTTCCCATCGTTTGAGTGATGTGCCCGCTTCTGTCTTACGCACGTTTCCACTTTCCTTTCTACACTTTGCAATCGCTTGGCTTGCACGTGCAGAAGGGAACTTCTTGTATGTGGATTTCACTTTGTTGTAGCAGTTATCTTTCATTACATTCTGCCCATAAACAACTTGTCTGTTTCTTCCATCGATGGTGCAACGGGTTCTTCTTCTGTTGGTGCTTCTTCTTCCATTGGTTCTTCCATTGGTGGATTCTTCAAGAACTGTTTGAAATCTTTGGATGTTGCCAACTTGGATAGTTTACCAGCCAACATTACCAATGCTCTATCGTCTGTCAAATCTTCCATCATAAAGTCAAGTTCTGCTGGTACATCCTCTGCATCCACTGCTTGATTGGTAGCACCTTGGAACATAGCCAATACACGCACGAAATCATTTGGCAATACCTTTGCACCATCTTGGAACTGTGGATAGTCTGGAGATTGGCCAAACAATGGCAACAGTTTATTGGTAGCACCCACCAAGATGTTCAATGCTTTGCTACTGAAATTTCCTTTTGGTGCCATGTTCTGATACATGGATTCATCGTCTTGTTCTGCAGTTTTTATTTCTATTTCCATTTCTGGCATTTCTTGTTCGTTCATATTTCCCCCTAGTTATTTGTAGATTGTATCTAGTTTTCCAGAAAGCGCATCGGATGCAGTCCACGTTTGTGATACGGCATCTTCCTTGCTGACTCCCTGTGCTACCAAAGATTTGTATTTGTTTTCATATTGTGTTTGTTGTTGTAGTCTGTCTTGTGCTTGTTGCATCTTATCTTCCACGTGGTGTTTGGGTAGATCAGCTTCACACACAAACCCTTTGGATTCAAGTTCCTTTTGCGCCTGTGCTGGACTATCCACAAATCTGCCAAGTGCTTGTGACCAGTAACCATTGGCCCCATACTTGCCTGTGGAGTGCCAAGATGAATGTGTGTTGGGTACAGATAGTTTTCTGTTTTGGTGCAAATTTGTTTGGCACTTTGGGCATATTGGCCTTGCATCAACATCACAAAAATATTCGTCTGTGGTAAAACACAAATCACATGTGTATGTGTATAGTGGCATTATTTCCTTCCTTGCAATGCTTGTGCAAGCAGCTCAGCAGGTAGCTGGCCTTGTGGCCCAATATCACCTGTTTGTGTTTCCACACCTTGTGCTTGTTGTGGTGCTTGTTGCATTGGTTGTTGTGCTTGTTGTGCTTGTTCTTCTGGTAGAAAGTCTTTGGGGAAATCAAACAAACGTTGGATTTCTTTCAAGATTTTCTGTGGTGGAACTCCAAACTGAATCAATGTTGGTGCCAATGATACCAGGTTATTCTTCTTGATACTTTCCGATAGTGGAGTGCTAGATTGATCAAGTGCAACTATCTTGAATTTTGCATCCAAGTCTTGTGTGGTTACCAGTGTTGGTAGTCCATTCACATCGATGGTGACAACTTCTTTTGCATCCACCAACAAAGATATGATTCTCAAATACACTGTTGCAATCATTTCTATTGTTTGGTCTTTTTGCCTTGCAAGTTTACCAATCTCACTTGCAGAATATTGTGCGAGTGCAGTTACTTCTGTTGCAGTGGCCTTGCTTGCTTCCCCACGTGAGAACGGTGCCAAGATACTTGAACGGTTGATATCTGCTTCAATCTGTGCTTGGTATCTATCAAAGTTTGTTGATATAGGTTCTACCCCCACTGTGCGTATAACACCATCCAAAGATGGTTCATCCACTGCGATCATTGCACCATCAATACCAGCAGTAATCTTGGCCAATGCTTCTTCATCCATTGAACCTTCTTTGTAGATATACTGTCTTGAATCTCTTCTGACTGCATTTGCCCAATAGGTTCTCAATATGTTCTTTTCATAAAACTGGTCATATGCACGGCTAACTGCTGACAAACCACACATTGGTCTTTCTGGTTTGTTCGCAAAGTATAGTGGACAGATAGGAGATAGGGGCTTGTTGTCATATGAACGTATAGGTATTTCCGACTTCTCTAGAAGTTGTTCACCATTGGCCCAGTTAGGTGTCCAGATATACAACTTGTCATATGCAAAGTCATACAGCTCTACAATCTGCACATACAAGTATTCATCAGGCAATGATTCTTTTTGTCCTGGACTATATCCCTTGTACTTTGCTTGGCTATTGAAATAGTCAACTTTGGGTATTGGCTTGAACTGCTTATCGCCGAATTTTGCTTTGGCACTTGGCACATCCAAATAATACACGTGACCACAGAAACGTTGTGTGTTCCAACTGCTTGCATCAGTGTCCACAATGATTTCCCATGGTGGTATTGCACGTATATCCACTTTCTCTAGCACGTCTTCTGTTTCCACTGGTGATAGTTTGAGAAAAGAATTTGGATAGATAAGTGCAAGTCTAGATGCAGTTTCTATTGCTTCCCTTTTGTCAAACAGAAAACGGTTCACGATTTCTTGTGCAAGTATTGGTTCACCATTGGACATTGCAGGGTCTTTGGATATAACCACTGCTGGATTCCGTGAAAACAAACTTGCAATGAAACCTTCTATGTAACTGTAACAATCTGCAGTTTCCACACGTATCATTGCATCATCATTCCATTGATCTGCCCAGAACTTGTTCTCGTACACATCACGGTATTTGCGCAGTTCAGAACGGTAGTGGTCATAGAAATCATCGTGTTCTGTCAAGATGGTTTGTATCAAATGTATTATATCTTTGGTAGTTTTGGCCATAGTGTACTCCTACTATACACAGATTGTAAAATACTAGTGTTCTCCAAGTTCCCACAACACAGTTGCAAACCATTGTTTGTCTTGATGTGGAAAATGTTTTTGTTTGTATTCTTGGTGTTCACCACGTGCCATTCCTTTGAGTCGGTCTATGATTTCTCGATACATCTTTTGTGACCAGATGCGATAGACAATAATCTTCAGTGCATATTCTTGTGGTGTCATTCAGTACCTTCTATATTGTTGTTGTGCTTTGTCGTTGATTCGTTTTGCCTTGTTGGCAATGATCCAATCTGGTAGATATGCAGTTTGTTTGAGTCTCACAGATTCAAGGCACCAACATGCAAGGGCCAAGGCCATAGCACTATCGCTGTGTCCTTCTTTCGTGGAGTCTAGAAACTTGATTCTGCCACGTTCATCAGTTTGGATGGTGCGCAACTCTGCCAATGTTATATTGTCAAGTGTGCGTATCACACCAGTTTGAATGCTTTTCTTCAAGTGTTCAAATACAAGTGGTTTGGTTTTGGCCGTGGTTAGAAAGTCTTTGCCATCTGCATCTTTGTAGAGCTTGTAGCAACCTTGGTGCACAAGTTCATTGATAGTGGCCAAACCATAGTTGTTGGCTTCCACCAATATGAGTGCTTGGTTGTACTGCTCCGAAAATTCATAGATATAGTCTGCAAGTTGTATTGGTGATACTTCGTTACTTCTCCATATCAATGCTGGTTGATTGGTTTTCTTGGATAGTACTGTAATCACACTGTAGTCACGTCCAGTGCCACCACCAACATCCACACCGATTGCATAGGCATCATCACGTTCTGCTTCTTGGAAGCATATAAATTCACGTTCTGCCAAATGCACATCGATATGTTTTACATCATCAAACGTGAAGTAGGTATTGCCTGCAACACGGTATGCTTCTTCTTGTGTAGCAGGAAACTCACGCATAAACTGCACGGTTCCAAGTTGTTGCACTTTCAATCTTCTCCATGCAAGTTGGCCAAGTGTGATATCGTGATCATCAACCAAAGATTGTTCGTATTCGTCTAACTGTTCTATCTCTCTATCCACTGTGTATTCTTGGTGTGCAAACCAAGGGAAAAATATATATTGCCATTGGCTTTGTTTCGTTTCCCACTTGCGTATTTCTTGATGAAGACAATCGTTGTAGTAGTTAGCAGTAGACTCCAATATTATCTGCCCCTTGCATGCACTGAATGCACTGGCTTTCAGTTCTTCCGCATTCTCTGCAAATGCATATTCACTTATCAATACTTTGGATGCAGTGAATGAACGGATACCACCCATTTGTGTTGTAGCAGCTGCAATGATTCTACCACCACCCACAAAGGAAAGTTCTGTGGAGTTATCTATTTCCACTTCCCTTTGCAATGCTTTGGGCAAACCATTGTAGAATGCTTTGGCCATCTTCAAAATATGTTTGGATGATGATAGTTTGTATGAAAAGATTGCAAACGTGATCGGCTCCAAACTCAAATATGCAAGTGCAAACAAGTATGCAATGTTGATTGTTGTGCTACCTATCTGCCTACACTTCAATATGAGCAAATCATTCCCACCAATCAATGCATCCAGTATCACTTCTTGTTGTGCATTCAACAACAAAGATTGCACTTGACCATCCTTGTTCACAATCTGCAATCTTTGGATGAAATCTTTGATTGGCATTTGGGCCAACATTTCAAGATGTTCTTTCTTCATGATGCTTTGTTGATCCAACTAGCCAAGTCCATGGTGGTGTTGTCTTCTGGTTGTTGTGCTTGTAGCTTGGATAGTGCTTCCAACATTGCAACAACGTGGTTTCCACTGAACGTGCGAAGTTCTTTGTGTGCTTTGATTTCATCAACAGACAAAGTAAGAAAAGCCCAGTACAGTTCTTTTATATCACGATTGGCCATTGCTTTCACCATAAGTGTTTGTGCAGATTTGGGGCGACCAATATTGTGTTGTCCTGGAAGTGAGTTGCATTTGGGTGTTGGGTTTCCTTTGCGCATATATATCCTTTGAGTTCACAAGGTGAGTGTTCAATATTCATACATTGTAAAATGATTGTAGTTTTGCCAATGCTCTTTTGTACAGATAACGGATATTTTGCCGTGTACATTTGTAGTGCCTACCACAGAAAGCATAACTCTTGCCATCATACAATATCCACTGCACCAACTGTGATTCTTGTGGTGTGAGCTTGGCCAACATTTCTTGTGCAAGTGCATGATAATCTCTGCTATCTATCTCACTATCTTGTTGTGGTTCTTCTGTTTCACTTGGCCACGCATCCACATTCACATCATAAATATATTCTCTGTGGCCCACATACAGATAACGATAGTGATTTGGTTGTATTGGTGGGTAATCAATATCCAACTGCTTTAGGACCGCATTCCAATCTATTTGTGCATTCATTGTGATGACCTTTTGTGGAGTTATACACACACTATATCACCAAAGTTGTAACTGTTGTTGATGTGTTTCCAATCTTTTTTTTGCACTGGTGTAGTATTCCACATCTAGTTCCCATGCATCCAAGTCATATTTCATATCATGGCATGCGATTGCAATGGAACCGCTCCCAAGATGTGTATCCAATATCTTGTCACCTTCTTTGCCGAAGTGTTCTAGTATCCATATATATAGTGCGATGGGTTTC